TTGCCATCTACGCCCATTACAGGCTCATCAGGCTTACGGAATACAGGATGACCATATCTATCAATGAATCCTTCCATATTCCATTCCATAGGTACAAACAATGCATATAAGCCACTCTTAGTTTGCCCGTTGGCATTACGAACCTTTACATTTGAATCTTCGTAAATATCTTTGTAGTTCTGTCCTCCTTTACTTAATGCATTTGAGGTTGAACCCATCATACACTTGCCAATAATCTTACTACCTAAACGCAAACACGTTTTAGTTACACGCCAATTCTCTTTAATGTTTACAGGCTTAGTCCACTTAGCAGACTCATCGTGAGCCAAAAAGAGTAGCTTCTCTCCATCATATGAGTTGTCTTCGGTATTCTTCCAATCTATTGATGTATCTAATCCGTCAATCTCATTGTCGTTAGACTCGTACATATTTTTCTTGGTAATCTTAGATGCCGGAACCCTGAATGCTAATTCAGTCTTTGGCTTATCCATACCATCCATAACAGGTTTAAAAAAGAATGGAAGGCGGCTATTAATAGGGACAACCTTGTCTGTAAACATTTTTTTAGCATCAGCACCTGTTTTTGACAAGATACCTATACGTGCGTCACGTGCGAGGGTGCCTATATTGATACACTCTGATGATGACATAAACGAGAACCCCGAACGCCTAATTTTAAGGTATATCATACCAAATGACCTTGGGTCTGCACGACAGGCTTCCCAAAATATCCAATATATTCTATTAGCTTCACGGAAGTCAGGGTACCCAATGTCAATACTTGCCCACTGCAAGTACATATAGTGTGAGCCGGTTATGTAGGTTTTAACACCATTGTTCATAAACCAAGTTCCCTGCTCCCTGTAGTCAAATTCTTGCTCGATGTAGTCGACCCAACGGGTTTTAAATTCTTTTGGTTTTTCGTTCCATTGAAATATGGATTGTATTTTAAACAACTCTCGGGGCAGTTCGTGACGCTCCCAATATTGTTCAGCTTTAGTGGAGTGTCTTTGAAGACACTTATCGGGGGTAGCAGGAAGAGCAATAAATAACTCTTCTATTTCTACTATCTGCCCTATTTGTCCGGTCTTTGAAATTACAATAACATTATACTGAGGATTATAACCATACAGCCACGACCTCACCCTATTTTTATTAGAGATGACGGCAGCCGGTATATGGTTCTCCACTATACGGCATAAACTATTGCTTTGACCTTCTTTCTGCAAATCCTTGTTTTGTGTCTGTTTTACTTATTCCTCTATCTACGGAGTCGAGATTTTCTTTCTCCGCTTCTATTCTACTTAGTATCTCAAATGCATCAAAGATGGCTAACTTCTTAGCCGCTGCTGCGTTCTTCATTTTATCCGCAGATACATCTGTATCTGAATCGGTATTGATGATATCTTCCTCAGCCACTTTTACAAGATGACTAACGGCTTTATATCCGGCTTCAATGATTCTCAGCTTTATCTCTTTAGTATCTCTCATTACTTAACCTTTAAGAATATTATCTGAACCAACCTTGCAGTTTCTGCCTCACCAAAGTTATGGAATAAATTCCTCGAGTGTGGAGCGTCTGAGTTAAAGGCTATCATACGATTAAACTTAGAATACATTGTAATCAACGCTTTCTTATCCTCATCATAAACAGTTGTCCCATCATCCTCAGGTGCCTGCTCATTTAAGTAAAGCAAGCAAGTAATATCACCCATCATTTCATCTGTATGTACAAAATTTGGTTCTTCTTGGTTCAATGGTGACTTACGAACAAAGTTTAAATCTACTTTGTAACCAATAAATAGTTCACTGACATATTTGGCAAACTCATCGTTCTTGTCTCGTGGCTGAATGTTTTTGAAAGTGTATTCACCATCTGCCACGTCTTGAAACCCGTGCAAGTGTATATCTGATACATAGGATAATGGGTCTTTAATAATGTTGTCGAATGTAATTAGATTCATAATTTGATTGTTATTTGGTGGTCGTACATCCTGTATAACTTTTCGTCATCTACTGTAAACTCATATTCGCTATCAGGAGAAAAACATACCATATCTCCTGCTTTGATGCCACGCTCAAGTAAGTACTCGTTAGGGTACTTCATTATACCCATAAGAGGTTCCTCTGAGAATGGCTTCTTGATATAGCTTTCTGTAACGGGAATAGGTTTAACAAAACAATATCTATCGTAAGCGTTCCACGTGGAGTCTTGCTTATACATATAGAACTGCTCGGTCTCAATAAAGAATAGGTCGTCTTTAAAAAAAGACTTGCCACTCTTCTGCCTACCCCTCATATCATTATAAAACTTGAATACGTTATGGTGCACAAGTAAAGTGTCACCTTCCCTGATAGGACCTTTATAACCCAATGGAAGTTCAACGACCTCAGCAAATCGGTTAGAGAACTTATGGTCCTCCTCAGAAGTGCTGACAATAAAGTCAACACCTCCTATCTCTTTTGTATTGTCGTACCTTCTTCCATTCACAGGCTTAGCTATGAAGTAGAATGGAGACTGCATTAGATGTTTATGTTATATTCAATTGAAATAGGAATGGTGGAGGTGAACTCTTTCCAAAGCACCACCTCCGCCTTCTCGTTTATGATAAAGATTTGAATAGACTCTTTTTCAGGATTAATCCTAATAAGATGAATCTCGTTGCTATCATTAAGGATTTTCTGCCCTACAATATAGTGCATAGCACCGCCTTTGTAGTCGGGTCCTATTGATATTTTACGAATGTCCATTATAGTTCTTCCTCTTCTTCTTTAATAAACGTAATGCCTGTAGTCCAACCTTCAAGGAATATAAATTTCTCTAACCCATTAGTGTTGATAACTTCAATAGGAGTAAAATCAAATTCTTTTTCGTTTAAAGTCTCAACATCTTTAGTTAATTTTTTAACGCCTTCTTTGTTGAATTTATACTCTCCTTTTTCATCCATAACAAGGATTCCCTTGTCATCTGTAGCGGCATTATCCAAACGCAATTCATCACGTTGAGTATTATAAGACTCGTGATGAGACTTAAACTTCTCGTAGATTTTAAATAATTTCTTCTGAATTTTTGTCTCCTGTCCGCCAATAACGGAATTAATAGAAGCCACTAAAATGTTAAGGTCTTTGTACTTTTTTTTGTTTTCCATTTGATTTGATTTATTTAATGTAAAAGTAATGAATAATTATTGAACTACGCAATAGTTTCAACAGTTTGTTGGTCCCAAGGTAATGGTAAAATTACCACAGGGGGATTTAATACTTGCTCAATATCATAATCAATAAGAGCATTTAATTGTACCATATCAACATTTGCTTCAATCCAAGCAATAACTTCAGCTTCTGTTAAGTCTGCATAAGGAATAAATGTATCAGGATTAGGAGGAGTAGTAAAAGGGGTTTGACCACTTTCGGCTACAGCCGCTATAATTTTTCCTGTATCATCTGTATCTATCCCTCTGTATAACCAATTTGCTTGGATAACTACATCTTGTAATCCATCTTCTGTGGGTTTTGTAACCATTTGTTGGATAACCCATTGATAAGTAATTGCCATTTTATTTTATTTTTAGTTTAACTTAATTAATATCCATACCGCTGAACTATATACATTACCTGCAGCCATATTGCTTGATGTAGTTGGATAAACATCAAAAAATCCGGTTACTGCATCATCTGCTCCAAATGCACTTGTTGTATATGTATCTTGACCTGAATATACTCCTGTATGTATAACACTCATTTTAGCATCACCTGTTCCATTCCAATATATAGCACCTGAAGAAGGAGTAGTGTAAGCTGAACTTGGATTAGTATATGCTCCATCTGCCATACCAATTTGAGTATTTAATGGATTATTCCATCTTCCAAAACCATCATAAGTTCCTGCACAATCCCATCCATATCTTGGAACCACTGAAGTTACAAATGTACCATCTGTATTTCCTCCATTAAAAAATGTTTGCCATTGTCTTCCTGCAGGTACTCTATAAACAAAATCTATAGTTCTTGTGTCTCTCCAATTATCAAAATCAGTTGCTCCCATAACTCTAACTTCAGTAGGATATGCATCTCCAAAATCAGCACTAAATGCTGTTGCAGTTGATTGAGATGTACTCGTACTTAATCCTCTTACGGTACTCCAAGTTCCTTGAATCTCACTCATTGCATTAGCTGCAAATCTTCCAACCAATATCCATTGTCCTAATGCATCTTCAATTATTCTAACTGTTTGAGTTCCTCCATTTGGAGTAGCCATTGATTTAGTATAAGTAGAATAAATAGGATTCAATGATTTTGTTGATGCTGATTTAAATGTTATAAATGCAGTTGTTGGACCATCCCAAATTTCAACTTGACCATTATCAGGAACCTGAATATAACCTCTACCTGTCGTATATTTACCAATAAGCATATTGGTAGGATTAAGAGTATATCCACTACCACCAACACTTAATGCTCCATTAGAACCCTGTGCAATAATTTGTGCTGCAAAATAGTTTGTATCTGAAGTGCCTGCTTGGTAAATACCATATCTTGTTCCAAGGGTAACACCACCCCACTCAGTAAGATTATTAATTAATAAACCATAATAGTTAGTAAATGTTACGTTTGCAGTATTAGATGGATATATACCCTGAACAAATAAACTTGCTCCGTGAGATATTGTTCCATTAACTGTACCTCCTGTTTGTTGTAAAACTTGAAGTCCTGCAACTGCCCTTATTCCACTTCCTGACTGACTTAATGTTATTGTAGATGAAGTAGAGAAAGAATGTCTATTTACAGATATAAATCCTGCTGTAACTGCTCCTGCATTTATCGATGAACTTCCTTGCCAAGTAAGTATGCTTGTATAAGTAGAAGCTGCCCAAGTACCACCACTTGTAAATGATGATGAGGCAGGAATACTCATTGTAAGTGTACTTTGTTCTGAAATATTCCCATTTGTAGAAAAAGTTGGAGAATAAGAAACAATAAAATTACCTGCCAAATCTAAAGTTGCAGTTGGGTCTATTTTACCAATTGCTACTGCACCACCAAAGGTTTGTAAAGAAATATTTTTTGATTCAGTAGCACTTGATGCAGCACTAATACCAACAACATTGGTACCAATATGCAATCCAACAAATAAACTAATAGCTGAATCTGACCTTGGAGTTACCCTTATTGAGTTTGGTGAATTATAAACTTCAGCTAAATTAGCTGTAGTATATCCTATTCCTGTTGTATGAAGTACAGATAATGGTTGAATAGTATTAATACCTGCTTTATTGGCTGTAGAGTAATAAATA